TGCCTAACGTGGCTCATTGTTTCTCCAAAATCAATTTGGTCATACCAGCGCCGTTAGGTTGTAAACCACGAACCTTGTACTGCATAACGCCGCTGCTAATAACCATTCCGTTCGTAACAACTCCTATATCGATTTCTCTGCATTCAAAAACAGGTGCCTGCGACTCAACCATTCCTACCGTAACGTATTCGTTATTAAACACACCATCCACAATATTTCCATTAATCAAAAATGAGTGGTTAGCTAAATGGCTAATACCAGCATCATTAACGCGTTGCTGTAATATTGCAAACGGTGTAGGCATTAAGCACCAGATGGCGGAACAACACCAAGCAACATTCTCACAGTTGCAGAAGGATTAGCAGCGTCCAACAAAGCAACCCCAACGCACATTTGAGAAGCCGAGGTTTTATTTACAACTTTATTAGTTGCGTCCCAAAACAATCGATCACCGGCAGTAATTGCCAGCGCTGAAGTTTTAGCGATATCTACAACGCCACTCAACAAAAACGCGCCTTCAGTGTTTGCCGAAACATCTGCTTTAGCAACTCCAAATAAAGCGGTTCCGACTAGATAACCAACTCCTGACGCAACAGCAACTGTCGGTGTAAAATCAACCGTATCACCTCTTTGAATAAAATTTTTCATATAGTTTTCTCCTAACTATTAACTTCCAACGTTTTTGTAAAGACCGCGGTAATCAATTGCTTTCGCTGCGAAGTCTAAGCGTGCTTTAATTTCCATCCCATCAACGTCAAACCCCTGACGAGTTTCGATATAAACACCCTCGTTTCCCTCTAGGTAGCAATACTCAATTGTGTCAATCTGCATAGGATCTGCAGCCAAATACCAAGCAGTTGCGCTAGCTGCATCTAAGCGACCCTCTACAACCGTAACCAACTCACCTAAAAATGGGTTTGCTGAGCTTGGCTGCGTTGGGAAGATAGGAGGATTAGTGAACTGCCATGCGAGTGTTTCTAAAGCAGCAGGAACAATCAAATAGCGAGGAGACAGATTCATCACAACGCTTTGCGGTGTTTTTTGCAAACGCATCAATTTACGCGCAACACCTAAAGAAGTTATATCAATAACTGTGCCTGTCGATGTCAGATTGGCGTGATTAGCAGCATGAAAAAGCGCTGATCCATCAGCTAAAGCAGCGTTAGCCGTCAATATTGCGTACACAACGTCGCTTTCATAGTTAGCTGCTGCTGTCGCAAACATAGCTGGAATGCGAGTGAATGCTGACATATCATCATTAACAATTGCTTGTCTAGTTAGCCCGATCACTTTGCCTACCGTGGCCAATTGATATGTTTCTTGACCTTCTGAAACAACACCGCGTTTAAACTCGCCATTTTCCGTTACTTTTTCAAGTTTCGGAGCGTCCGACATAAATATGCGGTTAATCGTTTTAAAATCAGGTGCAGTAGTTCTGCGCGCCCATTTTGTAAAAGTTCTAGGGGCCGCTTCATACGCGGTTCTCAGTGACTTGTTTGCAACATTCGAAAGAATGATAGGTAAGTCTGAAGTTGCCATGAAAGCACGTTCAGCAATCGCCATCGGATACATGCCTTCTGTCTTGATCCCACGAGCTTCAACAGAACTTCTAGCGAAATCTATCAAACGCAACCCTGCAAATCTGCGACCGCCGTCTGTCATTTTGTTGCGACTTGGGTCGGCGCGGTACAACAAGGCATCAATCATATGCTCTTGACGAGTCTCGTTTTCATCAACCATGGTAGCTACATCGCCATAGTGAATGGTGGGGGACTTGGCTTGACGTTTTGCCAACTCATCAAAAATTTTCTGACGTGCTTCATCCAGAGTAATCCCGCGCTCAATCAGATCATTTGCGAATTTATCGTCTAGTCCTACTGTGCGAACAGCGGAACCGATTCCAGAAATACGAGCACGTTCCAATTTTGCACCTTCGTCTGCTGCGCGTTTTTCAACTTCTTTTAAATCTGGAGAAATAACTGTTTCGCTTCGAACTTCCTGAACAATTTCTTTTTCAACTGGCTTTTCTTTGACCGCTTCTGTCATGATAGTTTTTTCCTCTTCGATTGATCTTTTGCCTATCCCGACAGTCGGGTCGGCAGGGATATCACATAATGTGATCTCTACTGGTTGCCACTTTGTTACTCTGTATTTGGCAGGCTGGCCTTCTTCCTGCGCAATAAGTGTTTTTTCAATAATTCGATAGCCGACTGATACACCTGGTATCAAGTTATCTTTGATATCTTGAAGCAAACCTTCCATGCCTTCACGCCTCGACATCTTGACTTCAACGTAGCCACGTCCTGCTTGAAGCCATGCCATAGTCGTACGTCCAACTGATCTCAATCCAGACTTCTCGATTGCGTCCATGCCGTGATTTAATATCACAGCAGCACCTTCGTTTAAACGTGATAGGTCTACTTCAGATTCGTTATGTCCAAGAACTTCAATCCAAGGATCATCAAAAAAAGGTGTTCTTAAGTATGGCGTTTCTGATGAGAATGGAAAACGCAGAACGACATTGTCGCTCCCGTCTTTTTGAGTGATTGCGCTATCATCGACCTCAAGATCGAATTGACGCTTGACTAAATTTTCTTGTGAATCTTCTTTGATTTTTGCTGACATTCACACAATCCATTAATGATTATGTGAATTTTCACAGACACCCGTTCTAAAATATAGTCGAGTTTTAGAATAATGCGCTACTAATCAAACCTTTACTCTTGATTGTCTTTCTGGTTTACGTTTTGTTCTTCAGGGTTAGGCTGAAATCCTGATTGTTCTTTCTTGACTGGATATTCGATTCCAGCAGCTTTAAACTTTTCACGCTCGGCTTTAAGTTCTTCTAACAGAACTTCTGGATTAAAGCCACGCGCACGCACGGCCTCTGACCATGTTTTGAGACCCATGGTTAATTCTAATTCCTCGCCCTGCACATCTTTCAGTGGATCTACCCAGTCGAATCTTGGCGTCGTCCAATCGTATTCAATATCGGCTGTTTGGATCAATCCAGCCGCAAAAGCGGTGTCTAAGAACTTCTCCATGATCCTATTCAGAACTGAAGGTATAAAATTCAACCACTGCCATTGCTCGATTTCTCTTCTAAAATCTAACGTACCTGCACGAATGGAAGAATAATTAACTTGCGAAAGATCTCCAGTTAATTGTTCGTATGTAATACCTATTCCGGCTGCAATTGCGTGCAGCCTATCGTTTGTATAACCTACATCACCTGTAGATGCTGAAGGATTTGTGAAAGTAATCTTCTCACCCTTCGATAAATACTGAACCATGCCAGGTGCTAATTCTTCTATTCTCATTTGATCCTGTTGAGACTCATCACCGATACTTCTGTCCTCGTCATCCGTTTCTACAAAAGCCGCTATGCAAGCTTCTGCTGATTTTCTAACAAGAGTCGCCTCTAAATATTCATTAAGATCATTTGCTGTCATCATAACCGGAGCCAAGATCGGAACACCGCGCATCTGCCCTGGTCTTTTTCTGTCGAACGAATGAATCACATCGCTTGCAGGGACACGGCTTGATTTAATCGTTGTGTTAATTATGTTCTCGCCAGGGTGCTGATTGTATAACCAATAGGCAACGCGCTCTCCAATTGGAGAAAATTCTATGCCGTTTTGGATCCATCCTTTATTTTTCAATACTTCGTTTTTATTTGTGTCAATGAAGTCAGGTTCTAGTAATTGCAATTGAAGTGGAACCGGCAAGCCATCCGACATTTTTCTGTAGCGGAAACGAATCAAACACTCACCTGATTCTGACTCTGTATTTGAGGAAAGTTTTTGAAGCCCATATAAATCATATTGACCATCCGCATCACATACCTTTACCCATTTTTTCCAGAGTGCGGCAACAATCTTGTCGTTCATGACAGCCATGATTCCGGTTCCAATTCTATTGGATGATAAAACCCTCATAGCCTTTGACGCGTAAGGATTATTACGCACCAGCTCTCTTGAGCGATTTCTAAGAATTGATAACTGAGGGAGAATCTCAGAGTTAGCCGAACTACCAGCAGCCACCCAACCATTTGACCGTCGATCAGTTCTCGCTCCATCGTAAGACCTTTTTGTAACCAAATTAATTACACGCTTACCCATATCCGCCCTGACTTTCTCAAGTTTTGACATTATCGATTACCAAATTTAATGTAAGAGAATCTCTTTTTCTTTGTTCCGCTTGCGCTATCTAATCCAATTTTTATAATATCCCGAGCTTTAAGAAGATCGCTCATTGATCGATAAGTTACTGATCGACCATCAGGTCCAGATATCGTTAGTTCACCGCTTGCAATAGCTCTTTCTATTGCTGTCAATTGGTCTATCGTGAATGACATTTTCTGTTTCTCTTCAGTATGTTATAAACTGTTGCTCGTGATATCCCTGTGCGTTTGGCGACAATCTTTGTATCTTTAAATTTATTAAACTCAGTGACGACCACCTGATCAAAATTATCTGGCCTGACTCTTACATACGCACTATTTGCCCTGTACTCATTTCGTACTAGATTCACAGATTTTTCAACCTGGTCCGGCAAAACACCATTCTGGATTAATACCTCAGAAACTCTTGATAAGATATCAGCGCTCACGATTTTTTAACCTATACCTAAGTGATCCGAGTAAATTTTTCCCACGACTTGACATGTTAGATATTTTTTTTATCTGTGTTTTTTCAACTTCATTTGGCTCGCGTTTTTTTATAATCTCTTGGTTCAATATCCTCGACTCTAAAGCAACCCAATCTCGCTCACTGAATCTGTGCGCGCGTATTGAGTGATGATGCAAAGCAGCATAAGCATAAGTCAAAGTATCGAGCGGCTCATTCCTTACACCATCGTGTTTTTTCTCATAACGTTTTTTTGATCTGTTGTATGTTTCTGATATCAAACCAGAAAAATATTCGCTAGATAAATCACGAGTAAATCTTAATTTCCTATCATTTGGATCTTTATCGCCATCGTTTTTCATTTTTGAAAACAATGAATGCTTTATCTCTACAGTTCCAACCTGATGCACTCGAACGCCTTTCTCGTAGACTCTGCCATTCCATTTAACATCAATCATTGCGCCCTTCGAGATTGGTTCAGCATCGTATCTAGATGATCCTTTTATCGCAATCGGAGTTGGTATAAATCCATGCCTAACATAACTTTTAACGGCCTCGCCACGGTGCCCACCGGTATCAATCGCAGTTGCTCTTATTTGCATGATCAATCCAGACTCATGCTGTATTCCGCGATTAATCAATTCCGTCAAATCATCCCAAACTTGATCGTTAGCCGGGTCACCTGGTAGCTCTATGTAATCCAACACCCACCCAGTTAGGTTACGACCCCAACCGACAATTTGTACAGCTAGACGATTGTCTTGTGTGTCAACGCCAGCAGTTATTAAAAGTACGCCTGCAGGAGCTACGCGAAGCGGATAATGTTCAGCGCGATCGATCAGTGACTGATAGTCAACAACCT